TTGTTCTATATCCTTCAAGTTGTCTTTTCTTTTCTGAAACAGTACCAATCGCCTGCTTTGCCTCTGTTGTCTGTCGAACCTCATCTTGAGCCGTCTTGATCGCATTATCAGTTTCCTTTATTGTTTCTACGATTGCTTTAACCTTAGAGGACTTATCGTCTTCTAGTGTCTTGATATACTGTTCTTGTATTGTAGCTTTTTGTTTGGCTACAGTCAAGTCTCCTTCAACTATTCTTTTCTTATTTTCCAAGTCTGCTAGTTTAGTTTTTAAAACATCGTTCATAGATGAGAATATACTAATGTCTAATATGTCCTCAATTATCTCACGTCGAGCACCCAGGTGTAACTGCATGAAGGGAGTGAATGATGCACTACCTAACATAACAATCTGAGTAAACGATTTATAGTTAAGTTTTAAAATAGACTCTTCCAAATACTTCTGGAAGTCTCTTATGTTAGCGTTCTTATCTAACTGATCGCCGTTAATCTCGATGTCGAAAATCTTTGGGATCTCGCCACGCCTAATGAGATAATTCTTACTGCCTATACTAAATTCTATTTCTACTAACAGCTTCTTCTTATTTATAGAATTAATTAATTGGGGCTTGGATACAGATCTAAATGGCTTGTTAAACAATGCGAACGTTAATGCATCTAACATTGTACTCTTACCACTGCCGTTCTCTCCTAGTATTAATGTGCTAGGTGAATGATCAAACTTTATTTCTGTCCATGCGTTGCCAGTAGATAGAAAGTTTTTCCATCTTAAATTTTTAAATATTATCATAGAGTGTCCTGTGCCTCAATGTATAACGACTGTAATAGATTCTTAACTCTATGTTTATCTAAGTCTGTCTCTACTTGGTCTACATAATCTTTTAATAGTGTCATTGTATCCTCCAAGTCTATGTCCTCACCTAATGCCTCGTCCTCAAACTCTGAAAAGTCTTCAATAATTTTTAAGTCTATTAGGTTACATGCGTATAGCTTGTCTACGAAATGATCAAACCTTGTGAAGTCTGTCTTCTTACTTACAATTAGTTTAACACAACCGCCGACAATAGAGTTAAAATCAAAATTGCTAATATCATTGACACCTTCGAAATCGTTATCGTTGTAATAAATTTTGTGGAAGAGTCTAAACGGGTTGTCGCTGTAAGTAAGATCTCTTTTAACCGTGTCGAAAACGGCAAATCCCCTGGGATCGTTATAGTCAGACCAAGTAATTTCATAAGGGTTTCCCATATATGTAATGTTGCCTCGACTATGACGGTGATGGAAGTGGCCACTAACGACAAGATCAAACATGTTAACAGAACTAGGATCCATCCCATGAAGATTAGGCATTCCAGGAAGCATGTCATAACCCGCGAACTCAAAATGTCCGAAGCAAGTCTTTGCATCGGTTCCTTGTATTGCTTTAATTGTTTCATCATAATTTTCACCACATATCCATGGGAGAAATAATACCTTCTCCCGATCTAACATTATCTCAGTTGCTTCCTGATACAATGTAACGTTATCGTATCCCCCTAACAATAAGTTAGGAGAGTTTACATCATTTGTATTTTTAAAATATGTATCATGATTGCCTGGAATCATATGTACATCAATGCCTAGCGATGATGCCTTATCAAAGAAGTATCTCTTACAAGACTGTAATGTATTAAAGTTTATATACTTACGTCTATCAAACACATCTCCAAGATGGCAAATTGTTTTTATATCTTGCTCAACTAATTGAGGAAAGAAAAATTCATCATAAAATTTGGCAAAGTAAGCATCGAAAGCTAGGCTATCTGAGCGTGCACCAAAGTGTGTGTCTGTTACAAGAGCAACCTTCATAGATTACGCCTCGTATATCGCGCTGTTAGCTCCGTGTTCACGAACCTCACAAGACGTAGCGAAACATCTACCACCACTCTTTTCAGATACCAAGTTGTCTGCAAAATGAAATGCCTGCTCAGCAAACTTCTCACAACCTACGCCATTCATAACTCTCACTTCTGAAAGTCCTCTAGCTTCTGTTTGTAAAAAGAATTCCATTTCAGGATCGTCTTTTGCTACTGCGTGCTTGTGATCAAAGTTATCTTTTAGCCATGCTTTAAGTTCTTTCAAGTCTCCAAAGTCGACTACCCAATTTTTGTCATCTAAAATATTACAACCAAATGTAAATTTAAAAGATAAAGCATAGCCGTGTAGTAAACTACAATGGCTGTGTAATGCTAGTGGTTGTCTAAACATACAGGATAATCCTTCTTCGTGTCCGTATGTCTTAGTTGATAAGTATTTAAATTCTTTCATTATGTAAGCTCCTTATATAGATTAGTAGCTGAAAAGTATTCTTTTTCCAGCTTATCTCTGTTTGTTTCAATGGCCGTTTGTACTGCCTGGTGTTCAAAGTTTGTCATCAAGTCTGTTATCTTCTGACATAACTCTTCCTTATGGTCCTGGTATGTCCTCCAATCTTCAGCCCAATCTGATGGGTATTTAAATATGTCATCATACATTTCCATATAAGAAAGTCTATTAGGAACTAATGGAATCCCACCGCCTCTTAATATCTCATAACAGCTGATGCCTAATGTCTCTTGATTGTTTGCTGAGAATACCATTTTAGATTCTTCGATAAGTCTGTTGTATTCTGGTTTTGTAAGATTGTAATCATTACAATTAATAAATTGGTATTGAGGTAATTCCTCTGCCAGATCTAGAAATATATCTAGTTGTTTTTCTGGTGCGTTTCTGTGAGGGAATAGAATAATATCTTTCTTTTCTGTACCTGGATTTATATGTGTATTAAGATACTCCATAGGCCATCCTGTTCTTACAATTTTACTTCTTAAATATTCCTCATCTTGTTGTCCATCAAACATTACAGTAGCAAACATACCAATGTGAAATTGAGATGCAAAATAGTTTCTATCGAAAGCATCAAACATAGCATACTCTGTATGTCTAACCCACTTCTTATTTCCTATACGTCTACCTAAGAAGTCATGTGCATCGTAACTACCTGCGTGCCATAAACCATGTGTAGTTATATCAACGTTCAATAACTCTGCCATGTATTTAAGTTGTAACACACCAGGGTGCCAAGCATCTGCAAAGACAAAGTGATCTCCATCTTCTACTTTTTCTTTCTGAAAAAGATCTGCTATAATTTTAACTTGTTCAGACTTATAAATGTTCGTGCCTGCAAAGTCTAAGAAGGCACCGGGAGTGGTGCCATTTGCTATGTCTTCTGGTCCTTCTATAACAGTAACGTCCTGTCCTGTTCTATCAGATATTGACTGGGGGAACTCGTCTTTCCACTGAGCTGTATATCTAGTCTCTACATATTCTAAATCAACTAAATAAATCATTTTCTATTATCCCTCCATTCTCATTATCCTCGTATACTTCAACTCTAACAGGTCTGTTAGGATACTGTTCTTCTATATAATTTATAAGAGCTTCACCTATCATTTCACAAGACTGGTGGTCTAGTTCGAGGACTGCGGTAGAGCTGTCTACTTCGTCATAAAGTCTTTCTAGTTCACGTTTAAATTGTATGAACTCTACATCTCTGTCGTTATGTTCTACACCGAGTGTTACATAGAAATGGAACATGTGTCTGTGAGGATATCCTAAAAAGCTAACATCGTCCCATTCACCTGTAGCATACTTAGGATTTGTATCTGCTCCTGGGAAAAAATGTACTCCCTCTTTTTGGAAGCTTACTTTTATGAAGCGGTTCTTATAAGCCATGTTGGTTCCTCTCTGTTTGTATATTTAGCAAAGTCAATTTTGTATTTGTTGTAATACCTGCGATAAGAGTTGACTACACTCTCACCTTTTACATCGTCTGGCATTGCCAACGGTAATCCTTTTACATCTGCCTCACTAGCAAATGGAATATTTTTAGGTGCGTACTTCAAAAGATGTTCTAATTTTTCTTGTGTTAAGTGAGTACGCCCATACCTGTGAGTATATTCTTTAGATAGTTTATACCATAGATCATATAGATAATTATAATTGGCAGAGCTACTTCTAACCCAGATACCATCTGGGTGGTTAACATGGCTTGCCTTATATAATGTAGATTCCATATTGTTATTACTATGTCTCCATCGCTTGATAGCTCTACCGTTTTTTGTTTTGTCTCCATATAAATCTCCGTCTAATACTCTATGTGCTGTAGACATTAGTTGTGCGTATTCAATTACCATTTTAACAACATGCTTATCACAATGTTGTTCTGCACATAGTAGTGGGTTTTCATTAAGTAAAAATATGTTCATTCAAATAAATCCTCTAAACTACTAGGTGCCTCCGTACCAACAGCCATGCTCTTCATACTGCCACCTAAATACTGGTTGTTTTCCCAGGCATCGTATTCTTCACGATTAGTTACATTGTACAAGTTTCTGAACTGTCCGTCAAGTTTTAACTTACCCGTAAACTTCAATAAGGTATCCTTGTCTAACATCATAGATTCTAAGTGTGCCATAAAGTTTCTAATGGACATTAGGATAAATGCTGTCCTAACATAGATCCAAGTGTTTAAGTTGCCATATTTCTCTTTAGCTTTTAAGGAAGGTGTGTTCATAAGCTCGTGAAATTCGTCTAGATCTACGCCCAATTGGACTGTTTCCTGCACGTTATTGTACATTTCACGATACAAATTAGACATTTTCCTATTGAACTTAGTTGTGCCTTTACCCATGTAATATAAACCCGTCTCAACCGCCCTGCTGTGTGTAGTAGAGTCATATGATATTTCTACATTGTCATACAAACCGTTCTGACAAAAGACTAAGTAAGGAAGCATACGTCTGATACTACCTACTCCCAAGACGTGTAAGTGCATGATCTCTTGTGGCCATATCTTAGCAATCTCAGAGGCAATAAAGGCTCTTTTAACATCTTCTAATGGGCCGGTGCCTAGAGCCGCTGCTCCCATTGCAACACCACCAATTCTATCGTGCCATTCTGATGGTACTTCTTCCATTAGAAGCTCATACCATCTAAGGTATGTATCAATACAGTTACCCTGTAGGATAATATAAGGTTTACATGTACTACCTGCTTTATCAAATATTTCTAATTGTCTTTTAACATTTCTACCTGTCTTACGAGCCAGTTCTTCATAGTTCTCAAAGTCAAAGAACCTAGCCTTTGTATCGTTTCTATCTGACTTACCGCCTGTAAGGATAACAGGTATCTCATCAAAGCACATGCCAACGTCTGCCCACTTGGCTTGGTTCTCATATACTTTATCTTTTAATTCATCTGTAATTACCATACCTTGGGTAACAATCTGTAGTCCACCTGAGTCTGCGTGGATCTCATTTACATGAGGCTTATATACTGTGAACCTTTCACCAAAGCTTGACTCTGTATGTGCGTTGTAAAGCATAGAAAACTTGTGGCTATGTACATCAGTTACTAACTTGTCTATAAGCATGTTTATTATCTGGGAGTTTGTCTCGTCTTTTGCTACACTAGGATTACTAAATCTCATATAGCTAGTACCCGAAACAACATAGTCTAGTTTTCTATTTTTAATCATGATCTAAGAATCTCAATTAACACCTTAGCTTCTGCTGTTGCATCGTCTAAAGCATTGTGGTTATTTGCCTTGGGCAATCTTTTATTCAATACATTCATAAGAGTTCGTAAACAAGATATGTCCCAGAACTTCCAGGGTATGTCTACGTTCACTGCTTTCATTGCACTCTCTAATATAACAATATCAAAGTTGGCACCGTAACCCCATGCTGGGAATGATTGTGTGCCGTACCAAGACACAAATTTGTCTAGTGCTTCTTGTAGATCAACAGGATCTTTTTGCCAAGCCTCTCTAGCCTCGACAGTTTGTTCTTGCCACCACTTAATTGTACCAGGATCTATGTGTAGTCCTGCCTCTTTACATGACTTAGCATCTACATTAATATAAAACGTATCTACAATTTCCATGTTGTCAATTAGTACTGCCCCAATAGATACAATACATGCGTTAGGTTCTGTACTTAGAGTTTCTAAGTCAATTACTACATGTTTTTTAGATGTGTCCATTGCCTATTTCCTGTAATTTAATATTGTCCATAAATTCTTGTTTAAGATGTATGTTAGTTTTTAACTCACCTTTAACAACCGTTGTTTGTGTAGAACTATTACTTGCCATTATGCCTCTGTTCTCACAGCAACCATGTCTCGCTCTAATGTAAACTGCTACACCCTTACTTTGTGTAAGTTTCTCAATACGTTCTGCTATCATTTCTGTTAGCTCTTCTTGTAAGTGTCCGCGATTTGATAAGTGCTGAGCAACTCTTGTGTACTTGGACAAACCAATAACAAAGTCACCTGGCAAACACCCTATGTAACATACACCACTCACTGGTTGGTGATGATGTGAACACATGGATTTAATATTCATTCGTACAACAATTAGTTGATCGTACTGGCCTTCGTTAGGGAAAGAAGCTATCCTAGGATCTGGTAAATACCTACCACTCATTATCTCATTAATATACATCTTTGCCAAACGATTAGCTGTACCTTCTGAATTTGGATCATTGTCTGTGTCTATAATAAGACTACTTAATACTCCTTGAAACTTACTTGCCAACTCGTCTATAAGTTGTTGTCTCTCATAGTCATCTAATATATATTCTGAAATATTATCAGCGGCAAAGTAACGTTTACCGTCTGCCTTTAGTCTTGTCTTAATTATCTCGCTCATTAAATCTGTCATTATTTTTTCTCCCACGGAAATACTAACCATTGTGTGTTATTATACAGAGTCTTACCTACAAAGTCAAGCTCCATTGTACCAATTTTATCATAAAGTACCGCCCATTGGCTAGTAGGCATGTACTCTTTTATCTGTTGTATTGTTAACCCAGAGTCACATATATCATCTACAAATATCAGCTCGTCTACGTTCTCTTCTAAGTTAAGTAGAGTTGGTACATCTTTATCGCTACCATCTCTTGTCTGCCATTGTAGAGCTGTAAAAGGTATGTCTAACATCTGAGATATCATAACCCCTGGTATAAGTCCACCTCTACTAATGCCTATTACTCTTTTATATTCTCTCTCACCTATTCGTAATGCCAACAACTGGACAATCTTTTCCATCTGACTCCAGTTGATATACATTTTAGGCTCACTCATATTTTTACCGCCAGTACAACTAGGATACATAGCTGAATTATAATAACCAACAGTAACTCTAATGCTAAAATTGTGTGATACCATATCCATCTTGTTTTATATGCTGTATCTATTGATACGTCTGCTGGATCTGGATCTAGCCATTGTTCCTTCGGTATCGCTATCGGTGAGGTGCCTCCCCACATTACTTCTTTAAATCGTTTCCACATTTTATGTCCCCCATGCGTTGCCGAAGAGATCTATATGTAATCGAGGACTAAATTTATATCCAGTCTTCATACATGCCTCTGCTACGTCTTTTGCTGTTAGTGCTTGTTGTTCCATTGTTGCGCCTTCTGGCATACAATATACCGAATGTATCTGTACCCCACTTTTCTGATACTGTAGAACAAAATAGTCTACCTCAGTAAAGTCTTCTATATCACGAACAACAAATTTGTTATATAGAAAGCTGTTATATACCTGATTCATTGTAACCAGTGCGTCTGGAATACATGCCTCGTCTTGCTTTTCACCACTAAGGCTTAGCTTAGGAGATGTACTCCATGTTACATGTACTTTATCGTGGTTCGCATTAAAAAACTCTACTAGTGCTGGTGTAACCTTTTGTGTGCCATTAGTTTCAAACGTTACATTCTTTAATCCTATGTTCATACACATTTGTATGAGCTCAGGCCATACTCTCTGCCAGCCTAACAAAGGTTCACCACCTGTAATAACTAAATGTATGTCTTCCTTCTCATCAAACTTCCCATTAGGTAGTAGGCTGACGATATGTTCAAATACCTCATCAGAAGTCTTTGTCATTTGTAGATGCTTATATTTCATAGCCCATGAAGCAGAACTATCACATCCAACAGGTGTAACTGGAAGTTCTGATATGTCTTTGTAAGCGTCTGGATGATTTTTATCGCCCTTAGGATCTAACATGTAGGGCATCTGATCTGTAGCAAGGTAGTTGCCACGTTCCTGTCCAAAGCCTGCACACTCAAAGTTGCAACCGAAAGTTCTCAAGAATACACTAGGGACTCCTACGAATCTGCCTTCGCCTTGGATGCTATAAAAAGCTTCGCTGTATCTAAGTTTTGATTGTTTCATAATATGGTATTATATATAAGTCCTAGGTAGAAGTCAAGACATAAATTCGTCGTTTGGTTGACCGTTTTCTTCAATTACTTTCTCGGTGGGGTT